CATTGACTACGATGTAGGCAAATATCTCATTCTTGAAAATTCAAGGGGCGAGGTCGATACGGTATTGATAAGCGATTCTCTCACCGCTCGTCAGGCGTATCAGGAATGGGGCGATAACGTCTCCAAGAGTATCAAGGAGGCACTTAAAGACGATAAGAAGCAGAACGAGCCTTTTGACTTTATATGGATATGCCGACCCAATAAAGATAAGAACCCGGTTCTTGAAGACTATTTGAATATGCCTTTTGAAGTGAAGGTGGTATGCGAGAAGGATAAGGAGTTCGTTTTCGAGAGCGGTTCCAACGAGATGCAGTATCACGTCATTAGATGGACGAAATCTTCCGGCGAGAAATACGGCCGGGGTCAGGGCATGTTCGTACTTCCTTCCGTTAAATCTCTCAATACCGTAGGCCGGGACTTAGAGGAGCTTGTGAACCGCTGGAACAATCCACCGCTTGAAGTTCTTGATAGTTTCGATGGAACTGTGGATTTAACTCCCCGTGCTCAGAACATGGTCGTAGAAAAAGGTACAATAAATGCCGTAGAAACCGGGGTCAGGGGCGAATATCCGCCCGTTAAAGATTATTTGGAGGTGAAACAGGGTGATGTGAGGAAGGCATTTTATCTTGATGTATTCGACCAGTTAGCCGAATTGAAGGGCGACCGTAGAACGACGGTAGAGATAAGGGAGCGACTTCGGGAGGGTTTCCAGAAGATAGGGCCGCCTATCTACAGAATTTACCGTGAGGGATTCAATCCCATTATTTCAAGGGTTGTACTACTTTTAATAAGGAATGGCGAAATCCCCGAACCCCCTGCAGAACTCGAAGGCAGGGGCTTTAAGATAGAGTACGTCAGCGAGCTTGCAATGGCACTCAAGAGCCAGCAGATTCGAGGCGTCAGGCAGTGGATTAGTGACGTTGCCGAGATAGATACCGTCTTTCCCGGAGCGAGGGACAATATCGACTCCGATGAGGCCGTCAGGGACATGGGCAGGACATACGCCGTTAAACCGGAGCATATTCGTCCTCTGGAGCAGGTCGAGGAAATCCGAAGGGTACGCCAGGAGCAGGCGGAGCGTGAAAAGGCTCTTGCCGCTACTCAGGTGGCTGCTAACGCCTATGCCCAGACTGGCAAGGCGCCGGAAGATGGAAGCGCAGCCCAACAGTTACAGGAGGCCGTAAGCGGATAAGAATGATAAGCGAATACAATAAGAACATAATTTTAGCTTTTCTGCCCGTAATGAACGAGTTGGAGGCTATGGGTCATAGCCCGATGAAATATTTCGTGCCCGATATGACGATAGAGCAGATTGAAACGAAATACGTTGCCATTGGTCGGGCGAAGGAAAAGTACCCCGACTGGTATAAAACAGTATCCGGGTTCATAAATAAAGTGATGTCTGATGGATAGAGAGATAATAGAACTAAAAGAATCTGAATCAGTTTATACGATATACGAGTACAGACCTTCTTTCGTAGAAAGCGATGAAGAACTCAAAGAGGAACGGTTTAAAGACAGGGAAAGTTTTGATGAATGCAGTTTGGTAAAGCGATGGAAAAGCGCAAAATCCTTTTCTCATTTTTCCGTTTGTATAGATATACGTGGGGATGGAGACGAAAGAAGACACTTAATGGCTGAATTTGAAAATGGTAAATATTACGTAGTTGGATTTTTAGAGGGACGCCCTGAATGGCTTCCGGTGCATAATGGATAGAGACGACCAGCAAAAGCAGTTGATTATAGATTACCATGCGACTTTCGATACCGAGCACGGTAAGAGAGTTTTTGAGAACCTTAAAAAGTGTGCGAGGTACAATCATGCAGTGGTATTCAGGGACAATGCCGGAAGGATAGACCCTCTGGAGATGGCACGTCACGAAGGTATGCGTAGTGTGATAGTAGATATAGAAACCAAATTAAGGAAAGAACCAAATGGCTAAAGAAAGCATAGCGATTGAAAAACCGGATGAGTCATTTATTATTAAGGAACTCAGGGAGATTATCGACCAGCAGAAACAGCTTATCGAAACGCTCTCAAGGCAGATGGACATTCTTACGAAAGCGGTAAAGGCCGAGCCGGAAAGAACGGTTCCTCCGCCTCTAAAGGTCACTCAGATTAACGCAGGCGACAAAAAGTATTTTTGCATGACTCCGCAGGAGCAGGAGATATTCAGGTCGAATCATCCTAATATGAAAATAGAGACTTTTGAAGTGGAGATGCCTGAATACATGGCGACAAAGTATCTGGAAAATCCTGAGAACGTCAAGGCATTTGAAAGGAAAACGGCATGACCGAAGAAGCAACATCCCCGGAAAGCGGGACAACTGAAGCCCCTTCGACAATATTCAAAGAAGATGGCAGTCTCATAGACAACTGGAACACTTTCGCTCCCGAAGGCTACGAGGAGTTAAAAGAGAGTAAGACCCTGCCGAGAATTAAGAAGATATGGGACTTGGGTAAGAGTTACGAGCATGTTCGCAGGCAGGTTCCGCTCGATAAGATGCCTGCACCCAACGAGAATTTCACCGACGACGACTGGAAAGAGTTTTACAAGGCGGCGGGCAGGCCCGACAGCCCGGAAGGTTACAATATCACAAAGCCCAAAGAATATCCCGACGATGAATGGAATCAGGACTTCGTTAATTCGTTTCAGGACATTGCTTTTAAGAATGGGATAAGCGTGAAACAGGCTTCCGGCCTGATGGAATGGTATCGTGGAGTGGAAGAAGCGGCGAAAGAGGCTCAAATCCAGAAAGATGAACTGGAAGTAAGGAAGATAGAGGACGTTTTATATAAGGAATGGGGCGCTGCCAAGCCCCAGAAGATAGCGATGGGTCAGGACGCTGTAAGGAGAGCCTGCGGCGACGACTTCGAGTACAAGGAAAGGCTCCTGGATAAGATTAATCGTGACCCTGACCTGATAAAGTTCGCTTCTTTTCTCGGCTCGAAGTTCATAGAGGCCGGTGCGCCCATGCCGGGCATACCGACACCCGGTGATATTCAGGCGAGAATAGATAAGGAAATGGGTAACAATTTGAGTCCCGAAGAGAGGGCGAAGTTACCGTATTGGAACAAATCACACCCGCAGCACAATCATTACGTTAATCTCGTTGCGGAAATGTTTAAGGAGAAAGAAAGGAACACAAAAACAGGATTTCAGTCCTGATTTACCGGATAACCCTTTTACGGCCCCGGAAGATGGCGGTGAACCGCCCGTAACCCACGTTACGGTAGGGATGCCCAGAATTGTCTGACAACCATTCCGAGCAAAAGACAATTTAGTATGAAAGGGTTATCTGATGTCAAGCCAGATTACCACCGCTTTTGTTGACCAGTACAAGGCCAACATACTGCTATTGAGCCAGCAGAAGCAGTCTCGATTACGTCAAATGTGCCGGATGGAGTCCGTGACGGGAGATACCCTGTTCGTCGAGCGCATAGGTGCTACCCAAGCGCAGGCGATGACCTCCCGACATGCCGACACCCCGCAGATTGACACGCCCCATTCGAGACGTAAGCTGACAATGGCGGACTACAACTGGGCGGACTTGATTGACAACGTCGATAAGCTCAAAATGTTAATCGACCCTCAATCGACTTACGCCCAGAACGCTGTTATGGCATTCAACCGTTCGATAGATAATGTCATTCGGGATGCCATATTCGGAGCGGCCTACGCAGGCCATACGGGGGCGACGACAGTCAATATGTACGACACCGGTGAGTGCAGGTTAGTCGAGTCCGACGGTACTATAGCTACCGCCGGAAGCGATTTCTCGAATACGACCGAGACCGCACTTACTATTGCCAAGCTATTGACTTGTAAACGACTGCTCGACGATGCGGAAGTTGACCCATCACGTCAACGGTATTTCATTACCAATCCGTACAACATCTCGCAGTTGTTGAATACCACAGAGGTTAAAAGTGCCGATTATAACACAGTGCGCGCGCTTGCACAGGGCCAGATTGATACGTTCATGGGCTTCAAGTTCATTATGTGTACGAACCTGGAGGCAGACGATACCGATACCGGCGCAACGAAGTGTGCAGCAGTGTGTCAGGATGCGATTGTCCTCGCCATCTCTGAGGAACCGAAGGTTCGTATATCGGAACGAGACGACAAGAACTACTCGACACAGGTTTACGTCGAGATG